CAAAAGGGCTGTTACGGAAAGGTAACGAAAATTTTGAAAGTTACGGGACGGACACAAGCCCCAAACCCTTGATATATCTATGTTTTCTTTATACTTGTTACTTTGTAACCAATATATAAAAGAAATATAAAAATAGAGATAGTAGAGGGGTATATACCCGCCTATTCCGCCTAATCCGCCTGATTGCGTGGGCGTATTACGCGCGCGCGAAACTTGGACACAAAGGGCAAGAGGCGGCGGTGAATGAACGGGCGGGAAGATGGAAGGAAAACGAGCTGGGAGGTTATGCGGGCGGTGTGGGAAAACACTTGACCGTCTGATCTGCATGGAGGTGTAGAGGTGGAGAGGAGCCACCACGCCCACGCTCGAAAGGTGACGCAAATTACGCGCGAGGCGTTTTGCCCGCCCCGGCAACGGGCGCGGACGACGGGAGGAAAAGGCTATGCTGGAGAAGTACATCGAAAACAAATTGCGGCTGGCGGTGCAGGCTATGGGCTGCGGCGCTCTGTGCCTCAAGCTGGAGTGTCCGGGCTACACGGGAGTGCCGGACAGAATGATTTTGCTGCCGGGTGGCAAAGTGGTTTTTGTCGAGACCAAGCAACCGGGCAAGAAAGAGCGGCGGCGTCAACTGTATGTGCATAAGGTCCTTCGTGGTTTAGGCTTTACCGTCTTTTCCACCGTGGACAGCGTGGAGAAGGTGGAGACCGTGATTGCCCACTGCCGGGGGATGGTGAACGATGGCAAGACACTATGAGCCGTGGCCCTATCAGCAGTTCGCGGAGGAGAAGATTATCAACCTTCCCAACCTGGGGCTGTTCCTGGATATGGGCATGGGAAAAACCGTTGTCACTCTCACCGCCCTGCATGAGCTGAAATACCACCGCTTCGCTATCTGCAAGGCGCTGGTCATTGCCCCGAAAAAGGTAGCAGAGGACACCTGGGCGTCTGAGGCGGCGAAATGGGATCACCTGAAACACCTGCGCGTGTCGCTGGTGCTGGGGACGGCAAAACAGCGCATTGACGCCCTCAACACCCCCGCCGATGTGTATGTTATCGGGCGGGACAACACCCAATGGCTGGTCAATTACTACGGCTTCAAGTGGCCGTTTGATACCGTCGTGCTGGATGAAAGCTCCAGCTTCAAAAACCACCAAGCGAAACGCTTTAAGGCTCTGCGGACGGTTCGACCCAAGATAAAGCGCATGATAGAGCTGACCGGCACCCCTGCCCCCCACGGCCTCATGGACCTATGGGCGCAAGTCTATCTATTAGACGGCGGGCAACGCCTGGGGCGCACGATCTCCGTTTACCGTGATATGTTCTTTGTCCCGGACAAGCGGAGCCGGACAACCATTTTCTCCTACAAGCCGAAAGAGGGCGCTGAACAGGCAATTTACAAGGCTATATCGGACATTACCTTTTCCCTGCGGGCGGAGGACTACCTGGACCTGCCGCCTATCATGTATCAGACGATCCCCGTTGTGCTGGATGCGAAAGCCCGCCGGGACTACGACCGCCTGGAGCGTGACATGATCCTGGAGCTGGTGGAGGACGATGCAGTTATCACGGCGGCGACCGCGGGCGTTCTATCGGGCAAGCTGCTCCAACTGTGCGACGGGGCGGTGTACGACGCGGAGGGCGCTGTGCAGGTCATCCACAACGCCAAAATAGAGGCGTTCATGGAGACCGTGGAACAGCTTCAGGGTGAACACGCCCTTGTCTTTTACAGCTTCAAGCACGACCTGGAGCGCATACAAGCGGCGCTGGCTGGCTCTGGCCTGCGTGTGGCGGTCTATACTGGCGCTGATACCGGGGCGGCGTGGAACGCCGGGGAAATCGACATTCTGCTGGCGCACCCCGCCTCCTGCTGCTACGGCCTCAATCTGCAACAGGGCGGGCGTCATGTGATCTGGTTCGGTCTGCCTCAAGCCCTGGAGCTTTACCAGCAGGCAAACAAGCGCCTCCACCGGCAAGGGCAGGAAAAGCCCGTCATTGTCCACCACCTTGTCGTAAAAGACGGGCGGGACGAGGATGTTATGGCGGCGCTGGGAGACAAGGACGCAGGACAGGAACGGCTACTTGCTTCTCTGCGGGTGCGTATTGATAAAGCAATGGGAGGGTAAACGGTATGACAGTCAACGAATTATCACAGCTCTACTACCTCAACCGGGAAATTGAGCTGGATCAAAAGCGCCTGCAAGAGCTGGAGGCAATCGCCAACAGCCCCCGTGCGGCGGCTTTGACGGGTATGCCCCGGACACCGGGCGCAAGCAGTCCCGTGGAACGCTATGCGGCGGAGATTGTAGACCTTCAGGCAATCATAGCGGCCAAGAATATTCAGTGCATACACGAGCGGCAACGCCTGGAGCGGTACATAGCTGACATTGACGACAGCGAAACCCGCTCGATCTTCAAGCTGCGCTTTGTGAACGGCCTGCCCTGGGCACAAGTGGCCGCAAGCATAGGGGCGGGCAACACCCCCGACCGGGTGAAAAAGGTCTGCTATCGCTATCTGCGGCGTGAGAAAGAGGAAAATTTGACTGAAAACACAAATTGTCCCCCTTGTCCCGCCGAGGGTATGGTATAGTAAAGACTGGGAAACGCGGTAGATGGGGCGGCAAGGGTCCCGCCTCCACCCTTTTCCCCGGCGGCTACTCCTTCGCCGGGGCCGCTCCACCCACACAACCCACCAAGAGTACCAGCCGCGCCCGGATGCAGGGCACGGCTGGTACTCGCTTTATTATGCACACTGGAGGCGACGGCGTGTATAGACAACAGCGAAACTATGAGAATTTGAACAAGGCGCTCTATAAGGGCGTCGGATCATACGGCATACCTGAGCTTGACCCTGTGACCGCAACGGCGGACAACTGGATCAGCTTCAACTTTGCCAAGACCTGCGAGGAGCCGGACATTCACGGCGTCCATTTCTTCATCGACGACTACCAATTCAACCGGGTATGGGCGCAACCTGACACCTACCTCAACCGCCTGCGACAGTTCCAGGTGGTTATGACGCCCGACTTCTCCACATACACCGACTTCCCCAAGGCTATCCAGATTTACAACCACTATCGCAAGCACTGGCTGGGGCGCTACTGGCAGGACAACGGTATCACCGTGATACCGACCATAAGCTGGAGTGACCACGACAGCTACGAATGGTGCTTTGACGGTGAGCCTGTGGGCGGCACCGTGGCTGTGGCAAGCGTGGGAACGCAAGCAAGCCCGGAGACCGCTCAACTGTTCATGGACGGCTACCGGGAAATGATGGTCCGCCTCAAGCCCGCCGAAGTCATTCTGTATGGCACGGTCCCTGCGGGGCTGGAGGGCAACATCATCAACATAGTCCCGTACCAGCGGCGGCTCAAGCTGCTGGACAGCACCCCCACCCCACCGGGAGACGGGGCAGCAGAGTGAGCCGCGGTGAAAAAGTGGCGAGGCGGAAGGGGCTACACGGCTGAGAACGATGCCCCGAAAAAGAATTTGACAAAACCAGCTAAATAAATTTGACTGAGAAAGCGAGGTGTGCTATAATGGGCGGCAGAGGAGGCGGAAGTGGCCTCAATTACACGGCGTTAGGCCGAAAAGGAAAACCCCGCAGCATGGACGAGGCTATCACGGTCTCAAATCCGCATTATAGCGAGGGCCGCGAGTATCAGTATAATTGCCAACGGTGCGTATTTGCCTATGAAATGCAACGCCGGGGCTATGATGTGGAGGCTATGCCCCGTATCTTTGACGGTTCTGACACTTTGCCCTATGCGGCAAGCTCCCAGGGCTGGCCTAAAGTGATGGAGGGCGCACAGCTTGTCTCCATGCCCTCCAGGAACACCATAAACAAAATGCTTGACCAAATGAATGACTGGGGCGACGGCGCAAGAGCTGTTGTCAAAGTGACCTGGAAGGGCGGGCGTTCCGGCCATGTGTTCATTGCAGAACAACAGGGCACAGGCACGATTTTCCTTGACCCTCAGACGGGGCGGTATGTGGATGTAAAAGCATATCTGGATCAGGCCATCAAGGGCAAAACCCAGCTTATGCGAGTAGATAACCTGAAACCATCGGCACTTATCGAAAAGTGCGTCAGGCCAAGACAAAAGTGAGGTGTGAGAAATGACCGCAAAGAAAACCGGCACCAGCAAGGTAACTACCAGCAAGGCGACCGCCAAAAAGCCCACCACAAAGGGCAAGCTGGTTAACAAGGCCACCGGCAAGACGGAGCTTCCCCCTTCGTTCTACAACCCTGGCAAAAAGCGGGGCAAGGACATTCCCGACGATTAACCCTTAAAGCGCCGCTCATGGGCAAAACCTGAGCGGCGCCCTGTTTTATAAAACGATTGTCAACCCGGAGAGGAAGTGATAAAATGGGCGGTAGAGGAAGTAGCAGCAAGCTATTTACCATCCCCGGATCGGGCGGCGGCAATTTCAGTAACAACACTCTGATTGAGCAGCTACCCAAGACCGTAAAAGAGGCGCTGGGCGCCAAAGGCGCCGCAAAGTCTATTTCTACTTCGCTGAAAGAGGCCAACCCGCGTTATAGCGCCGCTTTCAGTGAATACTCTGAAAACTGCCAACGGTGTGTTGTGGCCTATGAGCTTCAGCGCCGGGGCTATGATGTGGAGGCGCAACCCACCTATGCGGGTGACAAGTGGCCGCAAGTGGTCAATGTCAACGGGCAAAGACTGGGGCGCTGGCGCGGTGCGTTCCGTCACGCTGTTACTGATAAAGTCGGCGCAAGCGGGAACAATGCCAAGGCTGAGGCCAAGGTTCTGCAAAATATCTATAACCGCATGAAGTCCTACGGCGCCGGAGCGCGGGCGGTTATCAATATCGGCTACCGCGGCTCCCACTCTGGTCATGTTTTCAACGCGGAATACTCTGGCGGCAGGGTTCAATACCTGGATGCTCAGACAGGAGAGCGGTACAGTACCGCCGATATGCGGAATCTCCTGCATATCGTGGAGACCAGTACCGTAGGTCTGACCAGGACCGACAACCTGCGTGTTTCCGAAAGGGCAAAAGACTTTGTTTGGACTAAGCGCAACAGATAAGGAGGCAAAATTATCATGTTGACACTTGAACAGGCATTGAAAAAGGCACGGGCGGTAAAGCCCAATATCAACCGTTGTACCGAGTTCAAGGGCGCCTATGCGTTCTTCTTCGAGGACAGCACCGATACCGACGGCGGCGACAGCCCCGTGGTTATCACCAAAGACACCGGCGAGGCGTTAAACTTCGTGAGCTATGCAGTCAAGCACGGCGGCGAGGTTGTCCGCCAATTCGATGTGCAGTAAGCAAGTTCCCCTCTATGCCCGCGGGACCGTCCATTGACAGGGACGGCCTGCGGGCTATTTTTATGCCTGTGGAAAGGAGGCGGCTGATATGGGAGGCAGAGGCACCGGCAGCGGGATATTCCCCGACCCGGACCAGGTAGCAGACCTCAAGGCTACCGCAAAAGACCTGGGCTATAAAACCCTGCGCTATACGGACAGCAACGGGCGGCAAAGGGATATACGGGTAGATGCTCAAGGCTCCGGCACTATGACCGCCGCCTATAACGCACAAGTGGCCCAATATGTCCAACTGGCCGCCAACGCTGGCACCGACAGGCTCCAGCGGGACCTTTCCGCCAAACAGCAAAGCTATCAACAGCAAAGCGCCCGTATGCGGGCGTTTCGGACGCTCAACCCTGGGCAGTCGAAAGCGGCTGGCACCAGGGCGGCAAAACTTGACGCCGACATTACAGCTCTGGAAATGGCCCTCCGCATTGCACAGCGGAAGGGCTACCCGGCAAATGTCTGGTAAGGAGGTTTAGATCATGCCAAGACCACCTGGCAGCGGGCGCAAGCCCAAATATACAAGCGCCGCTCAGATCGAGGAGAAGATCGAGCAATACTTCACCGACTGTCAGGGGCACCCCTACCGTGACCCTGAAACCGGCGAATATGTCTTTGACAAGCACGGGCAGCCCATTATCCTTGATTCCTGCCCGCCCACTGTGACCGGGCTGGCGCTGGCCCTGGGCTTTACAAACCGCATGGACCTGTTGCGCTATCAGGCAAAGGCGGAGTTCACAGAAGTAATCACCAAGGCCAAGAGCCGCGTGGAGGCGTATACCGAGGCGCGGCTGTTCGACCGTGACGGCGCAAACGGCGCCCGGTTCTCCCTTCAGTGCAACTTCAAGTGGGGCGAGGATCAGAAGAAGGACGCGGAGAGCGCCGGTCCCGTGGTGCGGATCGTCTGCGACATCCCCCGTACCACCCCCGGCACCGAGGACGCCCCGGACAGCGGGGCGAATGTGGAGGGGGCGAGGGTTACACAGGCGGAGGGCGCGGCGGAGGTGAGCGGCGATGCCGCAAACAAATGACGCAAAGCTCAGTGAGATCATAGCCCCGGCGTTCTATCCGATTCACTGGGACCTCATGGACGGCCTGCATACCTACTATGACCTGTACGGCGGGCGCGGCTCCACCAAATCGTCGTTTATCGGTGTGGAAATCCCGCTGGGCATGATGCAGGACCCAAACGCCAACGCTATCATTTTCCGCAAGGTGGGCAACACCATAGGCACCAGCGTCTATGAGCAGATCATGTGGGGGCTGGAGGTGCTGGGCGTCCGCAACCTGTGGAAATGCACCACAAGCCCCTACCGCATGACTTACATTCCCACTGGGCAGGTGATTCTTTTCCGTGGTTTGGACAAGGCCAAGAAAATGAAATCCCTCAAGGTAGCCCGTGGGTATATCAAGTATCTGTGGTTTGAGGAGCTTGACGAATTTGCCGGAGAGGAAGAAATCCGCTCCGTGCAGCAGTCCGTCCTTCGTGGCGGCAATAAGTTCGTCGTGTTCAAGTCCTTCAACCCGCCCATATCGAAAAGCAACTGGGCAAACCAGTATGTTCTAAAGCCCCGGCGGGACGCCCTGCGGCACAAGTCCTGTTATCTGGATGTTCCCCCGGCGTGGCTGGGGCCTCAGTTCTTCGACGATGCCGAGGCGCTGAAGGAGATAAACCCCCGCGCCTACCAGCACGAATACCTGGGGGATGCGGTGGGCACCGGCGGCGAGGTTTTTGAAAACCTTGAGCTTCGGGAAATCACCGACGAGGAAATTGACAACTTCGACTATACCTACATGGGGCTTGACTTCGGCTGGTTCCCTGATCCGGCGCATTGGTCCAAGATGTGCTATAATCCCGGACAGCAAACCCTCTACATCTACGACGAGCTGCGGGTCAACAAGACCTCCAACGCCGAGCTGTGGAATATGCTGGTTATGAAGAAGGGCGTCACCGGCGGCGACCTGATAACCGCCGACAGCGCCGAGCCTAAGAGCGTCGCAGACCTGAAGGAATACGGCGCCCTATGCCGTGGAGCGGTCAAAGGCCCGGACAGCGTGAAGTATAGCATGAAGTGGCTCCAGTCCCTAAAGAAGATCGTCATTGACCCGGTACGATGCCCGCATACCGCCCGTGAGTTCTCCACCTACGAATACGAGCGGACGCCCGACGGTGAGCCAATGAGCGCCTATCCCGATGCGGACAACCACTCCATCGACAGTGTGCGCTACGGCCTCAACCCCGTATGGCGGCGCAAAGGTCAATAAAAACGGGGCAAGCAAAGTGCCTACCCCGTAATGTCAGCTATGGAGGCGTTATAAATAACCTCCACAACATCTAATCGTGACCTTTCTCCAGTGTATAGTGTGGTCCAGGTTGTTTCATCCCCGCCGTAGTAAATCTTTTCGACATCGTGAAAGTAGCTCCAACCTGTAAAGTCTTTCAGTGTGCTGGGCAGATATAAAATGCTGACCCCGCAACTGTTAAAGCTGTTTGCGACAATCCGGGTAACGCCCTCTGGAACAATCACGCAGTCAACCACTCTTGCAACGAAAGTCCCATCAAGTTCTACAACGGGAAGTTCCCGGTTATCGACCTCATAGACCGCCGCAATATTTACGGTTTTTTGATGCCCGGTGTATTTTTTCAGATATAGGCTTTCGTTGTCTATGTAATACTCAAAATCGACCAATGGCGCATACTCCCACGATACCGCCGCCTCTGTCTCCCCTGCGTCGGGTTCTGTTGGATTTTCAGAGCTGGGAGTTAGGATGCCGATAATAAGCAGCACCACAAAACAAACAGCAACAATCAACCCAAGTTTTGATTTATTCGGCTCCCACACATACCCGCAATCCTGACAAAGAGCAACTGACTTCTGTTTTGTCGAGCTTTTGCGGCTTCTCATGCCAGAAGGGATGAACCAACTATGCCGAACACCCGTTTTGTAAAAGTTCGTGTGCGACACTGTCCCGGCGTGTCGCAGCTCAACTCTGACATTCTCGCTATGGCATTTTGGACAATTCATATTGCCACCTCCTCATATAGAGTATAGTTAAATTTGTTCGACTTGTCAAAGTAAAAAATATTTAACTGCCCTATTGACAAGTTAAAACATTTTAGCTATAATAAAAAGTTTGGAAAACATCAAAAAGGGGCTTGACTTTTTGCCTTGCATAAAGTAGAATAATTGCAAGGCAAAAAGTGAGGTGATAATGTGTCGCCTAAAACGGGTAGGCCAAAGGTGGATAACCCGAAAGGGATTAACCTTACTATCCGGCTCGACCCTGAAATGGAAAAACTGCTCCGTGCATACTGCGAAAGTCAGAACATTACAAGGGGAGAAGCTGTTCGACGAGGTTTACAACTACTTTTGGCAAAAAAGAAATAACGCAACCCCGGCCACCGTGACAAGTAATCGGGATTGCGCTATTCGACCCATTGCCCGGAGGCTTTGGTAAATCTATTCTACCATTCCTCCAGGCAAATTACAAGAGTAAATTGATTTTAACTGGAGGAAAATTTATGTATTCACAAGAGGACATTGCGAGAAATCTTGAAAGCCTTACCATCCTTTTGCGGGCAAGTGCTGAGGATGGGGTACTGGATGACCTGGGCGGTAAACTGACCGCTGATGTGCTGGAGGTTATGGGTTGGTTATCCGCCTTACTGAGACAGGGGGCGGCGGCATGAACGATCTGCAAGTGTTCAGCAACTCCGAGTTCAACCAAGTGCGGGCGCTAACTATCGACGGTGAGCCGTGGTTTGTGGGCAAGGATATTGCCAAGGCATTAGGGTATGCTGACACATACGGTGCCCTGAGAAAGCACATCGACCCGGAGGACAAGCAAAACTGCCAAAACGACAGTTTTGAGACGCCGCGTGGAATGACCATCATAAACGAGAGCGGTCTTTATAGTCTGATCCTGTCCAGTAAGTTACCAGCAGCCAAGAAGTTCAAGCGATGGGTCACGGCAGAGGTTTTGCCCACCCTTCGTAAAACGGGCGCGTACACAACGACAAGCGCAACTACACCTCCGGCAGCAACTACGGCGCTGTCCCCCGTTGATTATCTCCAGGTGGCGCGGACGCTGGCGGTGTGCCGCCGGGAGCAAGCGGCGGCAGTGTACCGTGTTCTTAGGCTGGCAGGCGTGGACATCCCAGAGACCGCTTTGCCCGCACCGAATGAAAACAAATCCCTTGACGATGTTAAAAGGAGGGCTGACCAGTGGAAAGCAGAGCGCGATGCCCGACACGAATTGTTGGACGAGCTGGCTGAGAAAATCGACACTGCGGTTGAACACGGTATGACCGCTGGTGCTATTGGCCTTGTGGTAGGTTTTCCAATAAGGCTTTTGCGTACAACTTGGGACCCTCCCATGACAAACGGTGAATTGCGGGAGGCCGTTGATGATTTGGATGCTGCGATCTTTGACCTCTGCCAAACTAAATAATCCCCCAGCAAAGGGACCGCCCGTGAGGACGGTTCCTTTTCTTATGCTGCCCGTTACAAACCCGATGTGACCAAAAACAGCGGCGGCAGTTCGGTTACAGAATTTTTGTGACCTTGTTTCCTCCACTTGAAAGCGGTTACACCGAAAAGAAACGGCTGAAACCCTTGCAATCTCTATCTTTTCTTATACTTTGTTACTATGTTACTTAAAACTATAAGAAAGATAAAAATAGGCGTTTTACGCTACCTAACCCGCCTAACGCGCCTATATGTATATGCTATATAGAAAATGGCGGTTTGGTAACGACACAACCCCGCAAAAGGACGGTGAAGTGCGGTATGTTTTCCCGTTTACTCCAATTCATAAGGCAGGTGATATACAAAGTGTTGCCCTACAAAAGCATTGAAACAGCCGAGCGGATTGAAACGCCGCTGTCGCAGGAAATGACCCTGGCGCTGGACGAATGGTACAATATGTACCTGAACAAAGCCCCCTGGCTCAAGCCTGACACGGTGAAGTCTCTCAACCTCCCGGCGTTTATCTGTTCGGAAATCGCCCGTCAAATCATTCTGGAATTGGACTGGGATATTACAGGCCCCGCCGATGCTGACGGCAATATCGCCGCAAGCCCCAGGGCGGAATATCTCAAGCAGGAATTTGAAAAGCTGTTCCACGACCTGCGGGCCAGGCTGGAGCAGGGATGCGGTGCGGGTGGTATGGCTATCAAGCCCTACCCCAAAAACGGCCATATCTACTATGACTGGACGACCGCCTGGGAGCTTTACCCTATCTCTTTCGGGGATGAAGGGGAGCTGACCGATGTTATTTTCCGCGACAACTACCAGGAGGGCAAAGACTTCTACACCCGCCTGGAGCGGCACACGGTTGTTGAAAACGGTGTGCGGATCACCCAGCGGGCGTTTAAGTCCAACAACAAAGAGTATATCGGCACGGAGGTTCCTCTGACCGATATACCCATGTGGTCCAGCTTGCAGCCGGAGGCCACCATTACGGACAGCGACGGTCAAATGTTCGGCTGGTTCCGTGTGGCGGCGGCAAACTCTGTGGATGTGAGCAGCCCTATGGGCGCGTCCGTCTTTGCAAAGGCCACCGACGCAATCAAGCAAGCCGACCTCCAGTATTCCCGCCTGCTGTGGGAGTTCGAGGGTTCCGAGCTGGCCGTGGATGTTGACCCGGCGGCACTGCGGGCGAAACCCGGCAACCAGCGGGGCGCCGATGGCAAACCCCTCATGGAGACCCCCAAGCTGAACGAGCGCCTGTTCCGTGGGCTGGACCTGGGCACCGACGAGACCTACCATGTATTCAACCCGTCTATCCGGGATGCCTCCCTTATCAACGGCCTCAATCAAATCTTGATGCGGGTGGAGGACTTGTGCGGCCTGTCCCGTGGTACGCTGTCCGACGCCAACACCGAGGCGCGTACTGCTACCGAGCTGCGGATCATCAAACAGCGGTCCTATGCCACCATTGCCGACAATCAAGCGGTGCTGGAGCGTTGCCTGCGTGATGTGATCCGGGCAATGGACAAGTATTGCGACCTCTACAAGCTGGCCCCGGCGGGTGAGTATGAAGTCACCTTCTCCTGGGACGACAGCATTATCACCGACACCGAGCAGCAGATGAATGAAAAGCTGGCGCTGGTAGCCCAGGGGCTTATGAGCCGGGTGGAGTTCCGGGAGTGGTACTTCTCCGAGACCACCGACCAGGCGCAAGCCGCTATCCAAGCTATCCAGGCGGAGCAGCTTAACATGATGGCGCTGGAAAGCCTGTTGCCCACGGCGGGCGGAGACGGCTCCGGCAATGAGTAGGTGATAGTCTATGCTGACTGAGCGGGAGCTGGAAAAAGCCATTGCCACCATTACCGACCGCCTGGACGGGGTAAACCGCTTTTTCATTCGCAAGATAGCCGCCCAAATCAAGCAGATCGGGGAGCTGGGACCCACCAATGTCAACCGTATTGTGACAATGGTTGATATGGGGCGGGACATTCTGGAGATCACCACCAAGCTCCAGGAGGCTACCGGGCTGAATACGCAAGCCCTGTTCGCAATCTATCAGGCCGCCGTGGACGATGTTTACACAGACAAGCGTTTTGCGGCGGCGCTCAAGGCAGACGCCGACGGCACTCAGGCGCAGGCGGCAAAGGAGCGGCTGACCCAGTACGCCCAAAATGTGGCGGTGCAGTCCGCCCAAACCATGATAAACCTGTCCAACACCACGGCGGTCTCCGATACCTACCGGCAGGCCATAGACAAGGCGGTGCTGGCAGTCAGCAGCGGAATGACGGACTACCGCGAGGCTACACGGCAGGTGGTACGGGAGCTGGGGTACAACGGTCTCCAGGTTCGGTACGCCTCCGGGTATCACCGCCGACTTGATACCGCTGTCCGGCAGAACATTGTTGACGCCACCAACCAGATAGCCCAGCGCGGTTCCGACCTTATGGGGGAAACCCTGGGCTTTGATGCGGTAGAAATCTCCGCCCACGCAAACAGCGCCCCCGACCATGAGCCGGTCCAGGGGCGTGTTTTTCTGCGCTCTGAGTTCGACAAGATGCAGGCGGGGCAAGATTGCTACGATGTGGACGGGGTGCATTATGAGGGCTTTTCCCGTCCTATCGGGGAATGGAATTGTATGCACATAGCTATGGCGTTCTCAACCAAGTATTCTGTGCGGCGGTTCACCCCTGAACAGCTCAACGCTATGGCGGCTCAGAACGCCGCCGGGTGTGAGTTCAACGGCAAGCAGTATACCAAATACCAGGCTGACCAAATGATGCGGAAGATTGAAACCGATGTGCGCCGCTGGAAGGACGCCGCCAACGCCGCAAGGCTGAACGGCGACGATATGACCGAGCGCCGCAACTGTCAGCGGAAAATCAACGCTTTGGTTGCCAAGTACAAGCGCCTCTCCGACGCCTCCGGCCTGCCCCAGCGCAAGGACCGCATGACGGTGGAGGGCTTCAAAATGGTCAAAGTCTGATTGAAAGAAGGAGGCAAACACTATGGCAAAAGTGATGTTGTCCCAGCCTATGGGCGGCAAAACCGAGGATGAGATCACCGCCACCCGTGAAAAGGCCGTCAAGACCCTGGAGGCTATGGGCTATGAGGTGGTCAACACCCTGTTCACCGAGGAATGGTACGCAATGGAGGCAACGCCCGATGTGGTGCAGCGCCCCCTGTTCTTCCTCGCAAAGTCCCTTGAGGCTATGAGCCACTGCCACGCCGTTTATTTCTGCCCCGGTTGGGAAGATGCCCGCGGGTGCAGGATCGAGCATGAGGCAGCCAAGGCATACGGCCTTATCTGCATTTACGATGATGCAGAGTGCGCCACTATTCGTTGATTAAACCCCCGATTTTCGGGGGTTTTTTCATAATTACCCTACCATGCCGGGAAATAACTGCATGGACCGCACGGGCGCGGAGTGGCCGCGCGTTTAGAAGTTAAATCCCTGCGGGAAACAGACAGGAGGACAAAATGGAATTTCTGAAAGCACTGTTCACCGACGGCGAGGCCCTGACCTACGACCAGCTCGTGGAAAAGGCAAACGCCGCCAAGATCAACGCGGTCAATCTGGCCGCAGGCGGGTACATCAGTCAGAACAAGTACGACGACAAGGTGCGTACCCTCACCCAGCAGGTGGAAACGCTGAACGGGCAGATTGCCCAGCGTGACACCGATATGGCCGACCTCCAGGGCAAGCTCACGGCGGCCCAGGCGGACGGTTCCAAGCTGTCTGAGGTGCAGACCTCGTTGACCCAGCTCCAGGGCAAGTACGATGCCGACAAGAAGGAGCTGGAGGATCGTCTGGCACAGCAGGCGTATGAGTTCGCCGTCCGGGAAAAAGCCGGGGCGCTCAATTTTTCGTCTACTGCGGCCAAGAAAGCCTTTATCCAGGAGGCTATCGGCAAGGGCTTCAAGCAGGACGGAGACACGCTGCTGGGTTACGAGGATTTTGTGACCAAGTATAAGGCAGATGATCCCGGCGCCTTTGTGGTGGAGACCCCTCCCACTGAGCCGGAAACCCCGCCCGCCCCTCAGATCGTGTTGCCGTCCGGCGGCAGTAAGACGCCGCCCGACCCTAACGGGTTCCATTTTGCTTTTAACGGCGTCCGGCCCCAGCCGAAAGAGTAAAGACCTCCGCTCCGGGGCTACTACCGACCCAAAAAATTTGTAAATCCGATAAGGAGGAAAAGTAAATGCCTACTATCAACTACGCCGAACAGTACAGTGCGGCTCTGGCCCAGGCGTTCCCTTATGTCCTGAATTTTGGCCGTCTGTACGCCACCCCCAACAATGGCCGCTACCGTGTGACCGGGGCTAAGACCATTGAGATCCCCACCATCTCCACCACTGGCCGTGTCAATGCGGACCGGGACACCATCGCCCAGGCCACCCGCAACTATGACAACGCCTGGGAGCCTAAGACGCTGAAGAATCAGCGCAAGTGGTCCACCCTGGTTCACCCCCAGGACATCGACCAGACCAACATGGTTGCGTCCATCCAGAATATCACCCAGGTATTCAACGAGGAGCAGAAGTTCCCCGAAATGGATGCCTACACCATTTCCCAGCTCTATAAGCTGTGGACCGAGCAGGGCAAGACCGCTGATAACACCGCCCTGACCGCCTCCAATGTCCTGGCCGTCTTTGACCAGCTCATGCTCAACATGGACGAGGCCCGCGTCCCTGCCAATGGCCGTGTCCTGTATGTGACCAACGCCGTCAAGACGCTGCTGAAGGAGGCCGAGGGTATCACCCGTCAGATTGATGTTTCCACCAGCTCCGACAGCCTGAGCCGCGTGGTCAACCGTCTGGACGAGGTGGAGATCGTCGGTGTGCCCTCTACCCTGATGCGTACCGCCTACGACTTCACCTCCGGCTGGAAGGTGAGCGAGGATGCCTCCCAGGTCAATATGTTCCTGGTCCACCCCCAGGCGGTCATTACCCCCGTCTCCTACCAGTTCTCCACCCTGGATGCCCCCAGCGCCGTCACCGAGGGCAAGTACATCTACTACGAGGAGTCCTTCGAGGATGTGTTCATCCTGAACAAGAAGGTTGACGCTATCCAGTTCAACATTTCTGACAGCGTTCCCGTGGCGTAAGGAGGCGCAAAAGCAATGGAGGTAATCATTCTTAAAGCGTTCCGCGACAAGAACACCCGGAAGGTCTACCAGCCTGACGAGACCGTTTCTTTCACCAAGAAGCGTTACGCGGAAATCGTCAAGACCCTGGGCGACGGCTTTGTTGCTGAGGTCACGGCACCCGGCGAAAACCCCGACGCGCCCGACCCTGAGCAGGAGACCCCGCCCGCCGAATAAGGAGGGAGCGCATGGCTTATCTGACACAGGACCAATACGCCGCCTATGGCGGGCAGCTCCCCGCCGTCGCATTTATCCAGTTGGAGCTTAAAAGCAGAAAACGGATTGACCGGCTCACGGATTGCCGTGTGCAGGCTATGGCGGAGGCGGGGAATGTGCCAGAAGCGGTGCAGCTCTGCATGGTTGCCCTCATTGAGCTGGAAAGCAAGGTGGGCACCACCGCACAGGTGAACAACCCCAGCGTGACTTCGTTCTCGACGGACGGCTACACGGAGCAGTACGGCAACTTGCCGGATGCGGCGACCGCCGACGCCCAAATGGACAAGCTGGTGAAGGAATACCTGTACGGCGAGGTGGACAACTTCGGCGTCCCCCTGCTTTATCGGGGGGTGTGACCGTGCGGCTATGCGACGAGACGATCACCGTCTTTAATGCCAAGTACAACCCGGACACCGGGAACGACGAGTATATCCCTACCGTCGTTTCCGGCGTGTCCTGGTTCCTCAACACCATTACCACCGTGGAGAACGGCGGCCTGCGGGCGGCAAACCAGTTTACCCTCCGCATACCCCCGGACGCTGACTTTTCCGGGAAAACCTATGTTACCCCGAAAGAGTTTGCAGACGCAGAGGACGGCGCGGAAGTGTTCACCCTGAAAGCGGGAGACATTATCGTGCATGAGGCAATCACCGAGACGGGCCTGCGACCCAAGGACATCCAAGACCGATGCTCTGAAATGGTCACGGTCCTGGCCGTCACGGACAACCGCCGAGCGCCCCGCGGAAAGCATTGGAAGGTGGTGGGGAAATGAGCATGGTTATCAAAGCCCATTTCCGGCTTAATCGTGATCTGCTGACTTCCCGTGGCCTTGAAAAAGGCGGGCGGGTGCAGCAGACCATTGATAAGTCCGTGATTGACTGGAGCCTGCCCTATTGCCCCTGGGACAGTGGCATACTTGCCAAAAGCCCCTATTCCGCTACGACCATTGGCAGCGGGCGTGTGATCTACCCCGGCCCCTATGCACATTACCAGTATTACGGCGAGGTGTACGGGCCAAACATCCCGGTTTTCGAGGACGACAGCGGGGAGCCGACCCGGTTTTTCAGCCCCCCAAACCAGAAAAAGCACCCGACGGGGCGGCAGCTTGACTACACCAAGAGCCAATCCCGCAACGGTCCCCTTGCCGGGTCCTTTTGGTTTGAGCGCATGAAAGCAGACCACGGCAAAGACATTGTGAGGGAGGCGACGGCTGTTGCAAACGGTAAATAGCGCAGAGGCGCTACGGACATGGCTGCGGCAGTGTCCCGCCCTCTCCCCAAACAATCGTTTTCGGGTGGACTACCTGGCCGAAAACCCGACGGAGTACGCCGTGTACGCCGTCCCCAGTGCCATTGTCTACCGGGAAAATGTGCTGGGAGAGGAAATACCCGCCGACATTCAGACCATCAATTTCATTTTCGCCAGCAAGGAAAGCTACGGTGCGGATGTGGTTCAAAACCTTGCCAACCTGGGCTTTTACGACGAGGTGACAATGTGGATTCTGGAGCAAAACCGGGTACGAAACTTTCCCAAAATCAGCGAGGGACGAGTGCGGTCTATCGTGCCTACCCTGACCGCCTACCCCGCTGAAATCGGCAGTGATGCCGCAAAATATCAAATTCAAATTCGAGTAACTTATAGGAGGAATTGAACATGGCAAAGCTCAACCGCAATCGCGGTATGTTCTTTGGTTCCTGGACGGGTCAGCCCGTCGAGGAAAGCGCCAGCGCCCAGGTGCTGGGCACCAGCTCCGCCACCGTGTCTGTGACCGCCGGGACCTTCGGCAAGGCTGTCAACGGCGTTTCTGGTGAGTATGTGTTCCAGTACGACGGCACCAACTGGACCTACAACGGCACCGTCATTACCCTGACCACCTACGGCCTGACTATCTCTGGTTCTCCCGCTGAGGGCGACAGCGTGACGGTCAGCTACACGGGCGCAAGCTCTGGCTGGGAGGCGCTGGGCAAGGACAACGACGATCTCTCCAAGGAGCTGAATCCTGACACCGAGACCGGCAAGAATGTCCTGGGTGAGACCACCTTCACCCACTCCGGCTATGAGCCGGAGGTTGATCTGGACCCCTACTACATGGACCCGTCCCGCAATATGTACGCCCACCTGCTGGACATTGCCCTCCAGGAGAAGTACGGCGAGGCTGATTGTATCGGCTACTTCGCTGAGGCGTTCTTCACGGCGGCCAATGAGGAGACCAAGACCATGACCGGCTACTGCTATGTGCGTCAGGCGTGGTTTGTCCCCCAGTCCACCGGCGGCGACACTGCGGGCTACAACATCCCGTACAACATCCACCCCATCGGGGCAATGACCAAGAAGGCCATTTCCTACAACATGACCACCAACGAGGCCACCATTACCGACCTCACCAACGGCTGATAACCCGCAGGCGGGAGGGCGCACCGCGCTCTCCCGCCTTTCATTTTAACATGGAGGTATTTTTGCTATGGCAAACGAAACTGTACTGCGCGGCGTCGTAGACGACGGCACCCGTGAAATCCCCCTGGTCAACAAGTTTGGCAAACTGATCTGCAAGGTCTATTTCCGGCCTGCTGATTTTTCCATCCTGGACCGTTACGAGGCCCTGATGCACGACTTTGACGACATCGTGAAGCCTCTGGCAGCTCTGGACATCAAGAACGACGGCACAGCGGCCTTTGACGAGGGCTGGCCTGTTCTGAAGCAGGTGGAAACCGACCTCAAGGACCGTATCAACGCCCTGTTCGATATGGAGGAGGCTGACGCAATCTTTGAAAAGCGCAACGCCTTTTCCAGCGTGGGCGGCGAGTTCTTCTGCGCCCGCATTCTTACTGCCCTGGGTGATGTGATCCAGGAGGCCGTCAAGGAGGAGGCAGCACTGTCCGAAAAGCGCATGGCAAAGTACCTGAAAGACGAATCGGGGACGGTGACTGCTAATGCTGGGACAACTCCCGAAAACACTTGAAATTAACGGCGTAGAGTACGCAATCAATACCGACTACCGAAATATCCTTCAAATCTTCACCGCCTACAATGCAGACGAGCTATCCGACCGGGAAAAGGTCTACATCTGCATGAGGCGGCTTTTTGTTGACCTGCCACGGTTGCCAAGAGGGGATTTTGAGGAGGCATACCGGGCGGCTATCCGCTTCATTGAGTGCAATGTCCACGACGACAAGCCAAGCCCAAAGGTAGTCAACTGGGAAAAAGACGAACAGCTCATTTTCCCAGCAATCAACAAAGTAGCCGGTATGGAAGTCCGGGCGGTTCCCTATATGCACTGGTGGACCTTCCTGGGGTACTTCCAAGCCATTGACCGGGAGGATATATGGGGCTTTATCCTCACGATCCGGCAGAAAAAGGCCAAGCACAAGCCCCTGGAAAAGCACGAAAAAGAATTTTACAACGCCAACCGGGACCTTTGCCAAGTGGAATTTGCCGAGAGCAAAGAGACGGCAGAGGACGCCCTGGCTGACATCTTCCAAAGCCTGCTGAAAGGAGGTGACGGATAAATGCCCGGAACAAATTCCGATGGTTCCATCATCATTGATACCGAGCTGGATCAAACCGGGTTTGAGCAGGGGTCCGACAAGCTCCTGGGCGCCGTCAAAGACCTCACCGCCGCAGTGGACACACTGGGCGATAACATGATGGCCTCTTTCCAGGCTATCACCCCCCTGCTGCAAAGTATCGCCGGAAACACCTCCGCAATCTACGCCACCATGAACACGGAAGGTCAACAGGCCGTTGAAACCAACGACGCTGTTACCGCCTCCGAGCAGAACATGGCGCAGGCGGCGCAGGAGGCGGCACAGGCAGCCCGTGAAGGGGCTGGGGCTACCCAGGACATGGGGGAGGCGGCAAACGGCGCACAGACCGCCGCAGAGGGCGCAGGAGAGGCTATTTCCGGCGCAATGAACACGGCGGGCGGTTCCGTCACCAAACTCCAGTCCCAGCTCAACACGGTCAACCAGCAAATCGCAGACCTGGAGGCGCAAATTTCCTCCCAAGAAGCCGCAAAAGCCCCGCTTGTCAATCAGGCGGAGGAGCTGCGGGCAAAAATCAAAGAGGCTGAGGCCGAGGCGCAGGCTTTCGGGCAGGCGTGGGCCAACGGCGTTGCCGGGGCTGACCGGGACGAGAGCGCGGCGCTGGATAAGGTTGCCGCCCTCAAAGACCAGTATGCGGAGGTTGTGGCGCAAATCGACAAGATGGACCGCCCCCTGTCCCGCAGTGAGCGCAAGCTGGAAAACCTGCAACAGAAAGCGGCGGAGCTGACCGCCCGAATCCAAGAGGCGAACAGCGCCGCAGGCGGCGGCTCCCTTGCCGATGGTATGGAGGTTGCGGATCAGCGCATTGTTGACCTGAACAACGAAATGCAACAGCTTTCCGCCCGGAAAAAGGAGCTGGAGGCGGGCGGCGTCGGGCTGGGCTATACCGAGTACGACCAACTGACCCAGCGCCTTGCGGAAGTGGAGCAAGAGCTGAAAGCCTATAAGCAGTCCCTTTCCGAAGGACAGGGGCAAACCTCCGCGTTCCGCAGTATTCTTTCCGGGTTGGGCGGCGCACTGACTACCGTAGGCGGGGCGGTTGTGTCCCTCGCTGGACGCATTGCCTCCGGGCTGGTAGGGGCGCTCAAGTCTGCGGCCACTCACGCCGCCAACCTCGCCGGGAAACTGGCAAAGATGGGCGTCAAGGCGGTGGCTACACAGATTAAAGGGCTGGTCAGCAAAATCAAGGAGTTCGGCAGTGCAAGCAGGAAAGCCAAATCCGACGCAAATGTGCTGGTGAAAGCCCTGACCAGTGTAAAGACCATGCTCAAGTCCCGTATCAAGAGAATGTTCATCAGCTACCTTATGAGCGAGATCAAGTCCGCCTGTTCCGCTCTGGTGCAATATTCCTCCGAGTTCAACAGCGCCATTTCCGGCATGAGAAACGGCGTCACGGAGCTGGGCGGCAATCTGGCGGTTGCGTTCTCCAGTCTGGTCAACGCCATTGCCCCGGCAATCACCACGATTATCAACCTCGTATCGAAAGCGGCCTCCTACCTCAGCGCATTTTTCGCCCTGCTGGGCGGCAAGTCCACTGTGACCGTTGCCAAAAAGCAGACGGACAGCTATGCGGATAGCCTCAGCGACGCCGCAGGTGCGGCGGGAGACCTGGACAAAGCGAACAAGCAACTGGGTATCGACGAGCTGAATGTTATCTCCGAGGACGACAGCTCCAGCGGTAGCAGCGGCAGCGGAGACGCCTCCGACCTTTACGAAGATGTGGACATTGACAGTCTACTCCCGGAGGATGTGTCCGCCTGGTTTGACCGTATCAAAGCGGCGTTTGAGGCGGGCGACTGGTACGGCGTAGGCTATGCCATTACCGACGGCCTCAACACTGCCTTGCAGTATGTGAAAGACTGGATCGACAACACTTTCCGCCCGTTTGCGACCACCTGGGCGTCGAATATCGCCCAAATCCTCAACGGCGCTGTTGCAGGGCTTGACTGGTATCTGCTGGGCAGCACCCTTGCAAGCGGCATCAACGCCGTGTTCGATACGCTGAACACCTTCCTGACGACCTTTGACTTCAAGGCGCTGGGCGTCGGTATCGGCAACGCTATCAACGGCCTGTTCGACAACATAGAGTGGGACCTGCTGGGTGAGACCTTTGCAAACAAGTGGAACGCCCTGTTTGATACCCTCTACGGCATCGTCACGACGGTAGACTGGGCAAATATCGGCTCGTCCATTGCACAGTTTGTAAGCTCCTGGTTCAACACCATTGACTGGGAGACTATCGCCCTGACCCTATCGACGGGATGGAACGGGCTGGTTACGGCGCTACACACCTTCATTACGGAAACCGACTGGGCGGGTATGGCTACCACGCTTGCCCACTCCATCAACACCCTGGCCTCCACCATCGACTGGGGTGAGATGGGCAGAACACTTTCCGACGGCATCAAGAACGCTTTTACCTTCCTGACCACCGCAATTCAGGAAATCGACTGGTACGGGCTGGGGCAGGATGTGAAAACCTTCCTGGTCAACATCGACTGGGCGGGTATCTGTTCCGCAATGTTTGAGGCCATCGGCGCGGCGCTGGGCGGTCTCGCAATGTTCATCTGTGGCGTTATCGAGGACGCCTGGAACAGTGTTGTGGAGTGGTGGCATGATGTGGCCTATGAAGATGGGCAGTTCACCATTCAGGGATTGCTTGACGGTATCTGGCAAGCAATTTGCAACATCGGGGAGTGGATCAAGACCAACATCTTTGACCCGTTCATCAACGGCTTTAAGAGCGTGTTCGGTATCAATTCTCCGTCTACGGTCATGGCAGAACAGGGCGGCTATATCGTGTCCGGCCTGCTGCAAGGCATCACCAACGCCTGGAGCAGCATCACGGGCTTTTTCTCCAGCGCCCTTTCGACCATCAAGACCACCCTTTCCAACGCCTGGAGCAGCATCAAGTCCACGGCAAGCTCCGCATGGAACGGCATCAAAACCACCGTTACGACGGCGTTCACCAACGCCAAAACCTCCCTCAGTACCACGGCGGAGACCATCAAGACCAAACTTTCCACCACCTGGGACAATGTGAAGTCTACGGCGAGTGAGAAGTGGGAAAATCTGAAATCCACCATCAGCACCACCTTTGAGAACGCAAAGACGGCGCTGGGTACGACCGGCACCAATATTCAAACCAACCTTTCCACCACATGGGAGAACGCCAAAACCGCCGCAAGCACGGCATGGGACACGCTGAAAACCAGCATTACCACCGCCTTTACCGAGGCGCAAACCAGCATCGGCCTGACGGCGGACACCCTCAAAACCGCCCTGTCTACTGCCTGGGACAGCATTAAGACCACGGCAAGCACCAAATGGACGGATCTGAAAACCACCGTTACCAACACCTTTACCAACCTGAAAACCGACCTCAACAGCACGGCGGATAATATCAAGACGAATATTTCCGACGCCTGGGAGAGCGTCAAGACCACGGCGAATACCAAATGGACCGACATCAAAACTACGGTTCTGGACCTGTGGAACAACCTCAAGACCGAGGTGGGGAATGTCGAGTGGAAAAGCATCGGCACAAACCTGGTGGCTGGCGTGAAGCAAGGTATTCTTGACGCATGGGACGCTTTCAAGAGCTGGGTGCTGGGCATCTTCTCCAGCATCATTTCCTCCGTCAAAAGCCTGTTCGGTATCGCCTCCCCGTCTAAAGTGTTCGCTGAAATCGGTGAGTATCTGGACGAGGGCCTTGTGGTAGGTCTCAAAGCCGGTGCCAACGATATGCTGAACACCGCAAGCAATCTGGCGGAAAGCGTGACCGACGCAATGAGCGGCACGACGCCGGAGTTGGAAGTGGGCGGCGTGGCGCTGACCGGCGGGCTGACCGCTGTTGCGGACACCCTGACTTGCATTGCACAGACCTTTACCGCCATAGCGGATACGCTGGCGGCTATGGGTGGCCTCCAGACGCCCGCAATCGCGGCGGGTAGTGTTGTACCCTACCAGACCCGTGTAAGCGGCGGAGGCGGCGATTCTGACCCCGTGGAGACCTTGAATAGCCTGCTGACCAGTAACAATGCGGAAATCGTTTCCGTGCTGTACGAAATGATGGAGCGGCTGATTGCCGCAATCGAGGCCAACGGCGGAGACTTCTACATTGGGGACGAGCAGGTTGTCCGCAGCTATGACCGGGGGAACACCGCCCGCGGCGTCCGGGTCAACAAGGGCGCCTTTGCCAACGCATACTAAGGAGGGGAAACAATGCAAGCATTTATCACGATCAATGGCACTGCTTACCCCTACCCCAGTCAAGGGCTGGAGTTTATCGACACAACCGCCGTAGATTCTTCCCGTAACGCAAACAATGTTGTGGTGGGGCAGGTAGTAGGCCGCAGGCAACAAAAGATCAACAACCTGGAATGGCACAAGCTGGACGCCGAAACCTGGTCTAAGCTCCTGCTGGAGTTCGACAATTTCTACTTCACCTGCACCTACCCCGACATGGTACACAACAAATGGACGACCCGGAAAATGTACCCCGGCGACAGGACGGCAAAGCCGATTCATGTTGACCCGGCGACCGGCCTGCCTGACATCTACGCCCACTGCAAGGTCAACATCATTGATGTGGGCGAGGATGAAACATAAGGGAGGGAGCGTATGAAACCTGTTAGCGCGGCATACCGCCAAAGCATGAGACAGACCATGCGTAACCGCTCCTCTGTCCGGGTCACAATGTTTCTGGAGGACCCGTCGGCGGTGGAGGATGGGGGCTGGGCTGACACCGGCCTGACCCCCTACTCCGAATACGACACCCTGGGATATATCTACAACTACGGCAGGACCTACGCCACGCTGGAGCTTAACCGTTGGGCGCTGGATGGGACGCAAGAGGTTATCCCGGAGGGAGGGGGCTACACGGAGCAGGGCGTGGTACTGGATCGGCTGAGTGACGGCGAGGGAAACTTCACCGACCCACCCATGCTGACCCGGACATTCACGAAGGATCACGCCCTCCACGGTTTGACCCTGACCTTTGACAGCCGTTGTGGAGACTGGCCCACCAGCTTGACTATCCGCTTCTACCGGGGCGGCGAGCTGGTGGACGAGCAGACCGCAGATGTGACCACGCAGACGGCGGTGATCCTGACAGAACAGGACTATGTGGACGGGGCGGAAATTCTTTTCAACACCGCCTTGCCCTACCACCGCCCCCGTGTGGAATATGTGCTTTATGGCCTGCAAGTCTCCTACAATGGCTCCAACCTAACCACCCTCACACAGAGCCACGATGTAGACCCCATTTCCCGGCGCTTGCCGAAGGAAACGGCCAGCGTGACCCTGATAGACTACTCCAACACCTACGACCCTGATAACCCGGCGGGCTTTTTCCGATACATCGAAGAAAAGGCCCGCTTGCGTATTCAGCACGGGTACACCGTGGCGGCGGGCAATGTGGAGTGGATCGACCCGGACGAATACCTGCTTGACGGCAAGCCCAATGTGGCAAACCACAAGGCGGTATTCACGGCCACTGGCATGATCGGCAGCCTGACCGACACCTTCTACAAAAGCAAGCTCGGCACCAAAAACCTCTACGACATGGCAGAGGAAGTCCTGCTGGACGCAGGGCTGACACTGACCGCCTCCGGGGGGCATCCGTGGGTCATTGACGATAGCCTGAAAACTATGTATACCGACGCGGTTTTGCCTATCGACACCCACATGAACTGCCTCCAGCTTATCGCCCACGCCGCCCGTTGTACGCTTTACACCGACGACGAGAACATCATCCACATTGAGCCTTTCGGCGTGACCGTCAAGGGCATCTATGCGGGCGTATGGGAGGACAACGGGGAGACCTGGTACAGCGAATGGGACACCGTGGACAGCGGCAACGACGGCACCCTGCCCTTTGCGTCCCTGGAGCTTAACCGCTGGGCGCTGAACGGCAGCATGGACATTATCAGTGCTGACAGCCCGGAGGGGCGGGGCTATGTTTCCGGCGGCATGATGGGCGCAGACGGCACTCCGGCGACTGCACCCCTATTCTCCAAGACCTTCAATGTCAGCCACGACCTCAGCGTTTTGGCATTGCAGTTTGACAACCTGGCGGGGCTTTTTCCCCATACCGTCCAAGTCCGCTACTACAAGGGCGACGAGCTGGTGGACACCCGGACGGAGGAGGTGCTGGACAGCACCACCTACATTTACAGCGACGCCGCCAACGACTGCACCGGCATTGAGGTCTGTATGCTGGATGGCCTGCCCTATCACCGTTTCCGGGTGAGCAAGGTCTACTACCGGGAGGACGACTTCACGCTTGACTTCAACACCATTTCCGTTGACAGCCTGGAGACCACGAAGGTAGACAAGCTGAAAGCCGTTACCGTGGCGGTGTACCACTACGCACAGACGGGGCAGGAGGGAAAGCTACACGAAAGCACAACGACGGGGGAAACCCTTCATGTTGAGTTTGGCAGCGTCGTTACCGGGCTGAATATCAGCGTTTCCGGCGGCACCCTCGTTTCCTCCACCATCTACGGGCGGGCGGTTGACCTGGTGCTGTCGGCGGGCACAAAGACCGTCACCATCAACGGGTACAACCTGGAGGAAACCAGCACCCTTTATACACGGGAAGTCAGCTCCACCGGCGAGACGGACGCAGAGGAAAACCCGCTGATTACCAACCTGACAATGGCGCAAGCCCTGGCTGAACATATCGCCGCATACCTCACTATGCGGAACACCTACGATGTGGCCTACCGGGGCAACCCGGAGCTGGAGACCCAAGACATTATCGGCCTGCAAACAGATTACACCCACGAAATGGACGCCCTCATTTTGGTGGACAAAATCACCTACAACGGCGCCCTGAGCGGGGAGCTGAAAGTCAAGGGCCTAATTTAATTGGAGGTGTGCGAATGAGTACAGTTATCGACACCCTGATCTATGACCGCACACAAGAGGATGTGGACCGGGTAAGCACTTTGAAAACGAAAGCCCTGACCGGCGGCTGGGGCAGCTTGACCGAGGACGAGCAGGCTGAATGGCTTGCGGGTATGCGCGGGGCGTACAACTACACCGATCTCAACCGGGTAGGGTCCGCCGTGGAATACCTCGCAAGCCGTTTTGTCAATATCCCGGTAGAACTTGCGGACTACCGGGCGGAGAAAGGGGTAGCAGACAGTGGTATTTTCCAAGTCCCGTATGACCCTGCAACAGTGGTGGTATCTCCGAAAACCGACTGGACCGTGGAGGACACGCCAACGGACAAGCAAGTGGCCGTGTACCTCAACAATCTGGCCGTTTTGCGGGCTATCCTCACTTTGCCTGCTGACGCTCCAGCGGTCCCGTCCACCCTAAGCAAAATGACCTTTGAGACCGCAAACGACATCGAATACCTGCTTTACTGCATCCATGCCAAGCTGACTGCGATTGAGGCGCAAATCTACATCTACATCGACAATACGGCAGTGGCATTTATGAGCGCAGGCGATGAAGTAGTCAGCGGAGAGTAAAGGAGGCGGCGCATGGCTGACACAATTACTATCACCGTCCCGGAAGTGGACGCGGTAAGCGTTTCACCAAACCCCGTGACAGCGGCGGGCAATTTTACCGTGACTGTCACAGTCAAAGAAGTCACCCGTATTTTGTCACCGCTCCCCTGGAGCAGCGGCGAAATTTGTTCTGGTGAAATTTAAGATTTCCATAAAAATGGGAGGAATTTCAAATGTCAATCAAAACCGTAAAAGCAACAATCAATGGCACGATCTACGATCTGACCTATGACAGTGCCAGCGGCACTTATAAGGCCACGATCACCGCACCAACCGCCAGCAGCTACAACAACAACGCTGGACACTACTACCCCGTCACCGTGACCGCAGAGGACACCGCCGGTAACTCCGTCAGCGTGGACGATACCGACGCTACCCTGGGCAGTTCGCTCCAGCTCCGCGTCAAGGAGAAGGTTGCCCCGACCATTGCCGTTACTTACCCGACCGCAGGCGCCCGCATCATCAACTCCCTGCCCACGATCCAGTGGACGGTCAAGGACGACGGCTCTGGCGTGGACACCTCCACCCTGGCTATCACCATCAACGGCACCAAGATTACCAGCGGCATCACCGCTACGGCGATCACCGGCGGCTACTCCTGCTCTTACACGCCCAGCTCCGCACTCCCGGAGGGTACGAACACTGTTGCCTTTGACGCCAAGGACAACGACGAGAACGCGGCTACACAGGTGAGCGCGTCGTTCATCGTGGACACCGTGGCCCCGACCCTCAGCCTGACCGGGCCGACCGACAACTCCGTGACCAACAACAAGAGCTGCACCGTCTCTGGTGTGACCAGCGACGCCACCTCCAGCCCCGTCACCGTGACGATCAAGCTGAACAATGTGGACCAGGGCAGCGTCACCGTGGACAGCAGCACGGGCAACTTCAGCAAGGTTGTGACCCTGGCCAGCGGCGCCAACACCATTGTTGTGACTGCCACCGACGCGGCAGGCAAGTCCACCTCGATCACCCGCACCGTCACCCTCGACACCAAGGCGCCCGTTATCTCCGGCGTCACCATTACGCCCAACCCGGCGGACAGCGGTGCTACCCTCATCATCACCGTTACCGTCTCCGACGAATGATAACAAAGGTCTACGGCTCCGTGGGCGGCGGGGGAGTCATTTTAACGCCGTCCACAAACAATTCCTGGACCTGTACTATCCCGCAGGACGCAGACGGAGAGTATATCGTTGAGCTGTGGGCTGAAAGTGAATCCGGCAATGTCACCTACTACGCTACCATTCTTTTCACAGTCAAGGGAGTGGAAGTGTCCGTAACATGGCTCAAGCTGAGCGCACAAGCCCGCATGAGGGAGTTCACGGTAACGGCTAAGATGTTGAGCAACAAGCGGGAAACCACATAGGAGGGAAAATCTATGCCTTTAGAAATGACCCTGGGTGAAGTCCGGGATATTTTGTTTACCGTGACCGCCAAAAACGGCGGGGCTTTCACGATCTATAATCCGTCGTACACTCTGACCACCAGGGGCGCCGTGGAGACCACCGGCGTCCCTGTTTTAGATGGAAAGACCCTGACCGTTACCGTTGCGCCGCTGAAAGCGGGTCCTTACCTGCTGACCGTGCGCTTTGAGGTGGGCGGGGAAACCATCATCAACAAACAGAACATCATGGTAAAGGAGTAATTGCATGAAAGACCTTGTTATCAAGCAGACGGGCAACAGCCGCCTGCTTAAATCGGATCTGCCCGCAGGGACAAGCTGGGAGGAGGCACTGAGCCAACTGCGAGACGGCACCTTCCCCATTGACCTGCTGGGCTTGCAGACTGAGGGCATCCAGCAGATGGGTACTTACTTCAATAAGGACAATATGCTGGACGATACCACCGCCTCCGCCCTGGGGCTGACCAGCGACGATCCCACGCCCAATGAGGCGCTGCTGGCACTGGCAAACGCCATCAAAATTGCCGGGACTAAGTACGGCACCTGTTCCACCGCTTCGGCTACTACGGCAAAGACAGCATCCATTTCCGGCTTTACCCTGAGTACCGGCGCTGTCGTTGCCGTCAAGTTCTCCAATGTCAACACCGCATCCAGCCCGACCCTCAATGTCAACAGCACCGGGGCAAAGGCAATCTACGACTGGCGTACCAACACCTACCCCAGCGTCGGCGCTATGCTGAACGGGACGCACCTTTTCGTCTATAACGGTTCCCAGTGGGTGCTTCTCAACCCCAACCCCGGCTCTACGCTTTCGCTGGAAAGCCTGAGCTGGTCCACCATCAGCAGCTTTGCCTCCGCTGGCATTGCGTCGTCTCTGTTCGCTGTGGGCGACACGAAAAGCGTCTCCCTGTCCGGCACCTGCGGCGCCCGTACCTTCAGCAGCGAGACCACCTATGCGTTCATCCTGGGGTTTGACCACAATTCCAGCCGTGAGGGTTCCAACAAAATCCACTTCCAGTTTGGCAAGACCTCTAACAATGTGGATATTGCCTTTACGGATAGCAGCTACAACAGCACCGGCAGCACCGCCGCTTTCCGTATGAACACCACGAACACGAACAGCGGCGGGTGGAATGGCAGCTACATGAAAGGCACCATCATTCCTGCCTTTAAGTCCTGCCTGCCCTCTGCCCTCCAGAATGTCCTCAAGACCGTCACCAAGTATACGGACAACACCGGCGGCGGTAGTAACACCGCCTCCTATGTGACCTCTACCTCTGAGACCATCTTCCTGCTGTCCGAGTATGAAGTGTTCGGCGCCCGTACTTACGCCAACAGTGCAGAGGCAACCTATCAGGCGCAGTACGCCTACTACGCCAACGGCAACAGCAAAATCAAGTACCGGGATAGCGCCACGACTACGGCCTGCAGTTGGTGGCTGCGGTCTCCTTATGCGACCACCACCGACCTTTTCTGCCGTGTCGGCACCGGCGGCGGCGCCTACGGCAGCACCGCCTATTATTCCAATGGGTTCGCCCCCGGCTTTTGCGTCTAATCGACATGAATCAAGCCTATATCTCCGCCCCGAAAGGGGCGGACATCAGGCAGGAGGTATGAAAGTTTGTCTGTTCTCAAAGAAAAGCGGACAGTCTCAAAGGCTGAGTATGTCAACACCGCAAACCAAATCTATATTAAGACCATTGATTTTCTCACCCGAATGTCTGCCCGATATTCCCGGCTGCTGGCTGCGGATGTGGCGCACCTTGCGGGCGAGGTCATGGACAACACCGAAAAGGCCAACAGCATTTTCCCGTCACCGGGCGACGCACAGAGGAAAGCCCTGCGCCGGTCACATCTGCTGGAGGCCCGCGCCGCGCTCAATGCCCTTGATGTGCGGCTAACACACTGCTACTGGATTATGAGCCAAAACCCGCAAGGCTGCTTTACCACCGGGACGGGCAAAACGGTTCCCTCCAGTGAAGCGACCCGGCGACTGGACAATATGGCCCAGGAGCTGGGTGATCTTATCAACCGTGAGGCCGACTTGATTAAGGGCGTCATGGATAGCGACAAGCGACGGTAAAACCTTGTCATTGGGTGTATCTCTGAAACTGTTCCGTACTTGACCTGCAATTGGTGGCTGCGGTCTCCTAATGCGACCAACACCAACAATTTCTGCAATGTCAACACCAACGGCAACGCCAACAACAACAACGCCTATAATTCCAATGGGTTCGCCCCCGGATTTTGCTACCGCCCGCAAGGGCTATGGGTCAACAGGAGTAACAGTAATGTGAAATACGACCCTCATGCAAAAGGAGAGATACTTCCCGTGAGCGGGAGAGAAACGACGGCTACACAGGCTGCGGACCGCTCCAAAATAACGCGGGTTTCCCGCAGTGGTAGGACCCGGCACCGCCGGACACCCTGCTGCTCCTTTGATGGTTCCGCACGGACGCTACTTGCATGGCGGGGTAATCGTACTATCCCCCGTTTCATGTGCTGGACCAAAGCAGATTAGAGTACGCCTACATTGCATCTGTACGGAGGGTGAATACTTTTTATGACAAGCAAGGAACGCAGAGAGGCCAGATACCAACGCCGCAAAGCCCGCCGAGCTGAAAAGCTGGCGGCCCGAAATGCGGCAATCGGTACGCTGGAGGAGGCGTTCAATTACCGTGATATGTTCCGCTATGGCCGTATCTGCTGCAATGGCGTGAGATGGAAGAACAGCGCACAACGGTTTGAAATGCACCTGTTCTCCATCACCGCCAAGCAGCGGCGGCAAATCCTGACTGGCACCTGGAAACCAAAGCCGTATGTCCACTTTATGCTGAGGGAACGCGGGAAAATCCGCCCCATTGACGCACCGCATATCCAAGACAGACAAGTACACAAAACCCTGGTCCGCAATGTCCTGGAGCCGCTGTATTCGCCCTCTATGATTTATGATAACGGGGCAAGTCAGCGCAACAAGGGATTGCACTTCTCGTTCAAGCGCCTGAAGAAAATGCTGGTCAAGCATTTCAACAAGTACGGCACCGACGGCGGGATTGTTCTGGTAGACCTCAAGAGCTTTTTCCCAAATGCGCCCCGCTGGGTGATCCTGCTACGACACCAACGGTACATCTACAACCCGGAGATACGGAATGTCGCAGATCAGGTGGTTTTGACCCAGCCGGGAGAACGGGGTATGCCGCTGGGCGTGGAGCCGTCTCAGCTTGAAATGGTCTCCTTGCCCTCCAGCGTGGACAACTACCTCCGCTGTCAGCGCGGCTCAAAGAGCGCCGCCCATTACATGGACGACTACCACGCCCTGGTAGGTTCCAGGGCAGAGGGTGAAGAACTACTGGACGATACCACCGTTCACTTCGCCGCCCTTGATATGACCGTGAGCCGCAACAAAAGCATGGTAGCCCCGGTCAAGAAATTCAAATACTGCAAAGCAACCTTTATCCTCACCGACACCGGCAGGATCATCACCCACGGCAACCGGGACGGGATGAAGCGCACCCGGCGAAAGCTGAAAATGATGTGCGCCGAGGTTCGGGAGGGCAAAAGAACATGGGAGGCTGTTGATAACTGGTTTATTTCAGCGACAGCCTACTACCGCAACTATGACGACCACAACCGCGTCCTGCGGCTTAATCGTCTGTATTACGCACTGAAACATAAGGAGGCAGCTTAATTATGGAGTACATCGTCACAAAACGGTATAAGCAAAAATGCCTGGGCGGGAATGTCAATCTGCCCTACGGCACCGCCTGCGAGACCTGGGGAAACCTGATTGTCCGGGCGGACAACAAAACACCCCTTTGTCTCACGACCTCACAGGACGCCTACGACTTCCTTTCCCGCAACGACGACGGGCAAGGGAAGGAACGGGGGCGGCTGGTCCATGCGATCCTCGACCTGCTGCGGACGCCCCCCAAAGAGGACCCGAAAGCCTTTGCCTTCCACAAAGAACGCTGGGGGCGTGTGTGGGCGGCTGAGGACACCCTGGGGCGGTTCAGGCGCCCGGAGCATCCCGACCATTGGGTGTGGGGCTTCGACTTTTACAACGCCGAAATCGCAGACCTGGAAACCATCTATAACACCGTGAAAGGAGCTTGACTATGTATCAGATCATCAACACCGACGGCCTGACCGTTGCCTTTGCCGAGGAGCTGCGCTTTATCAAGCAGAACAGCACCAACGGCGCCTTTGTGGAGACCACCGACGGGGACGCCCAGGGCGTCGCCTACGGCGGCACCCCCTACAACCTTGCGGGGCGTCCCCCTCTGTCCGGCGTAGCGGAGACCATCAATGTGGTCACGCTGACCGCTGAGGAGGCGGAAAAGGCGCAGGCAGAGGCCGAGCGGGTGGGCACCATTGCCGAGTGCAAAGCCTACCTTGCCCAAACGGACTACATTGCTCTGAAGCTGGCGGAGGCTGTCGCCGCCGGGGACGCGGCGGAAATCGCTGACCTCCAGAACACCTACGCCAAAGAGCTTGCCGAGCGCAAGGCGGCGCGGGCCACCATCAACGACCTGGAGGCCGAGACCGAGACCGAGGCCAAGACCGAAGCCGCCGCCGAGACCCAGGGCGAGAGCGCCGGGGAGTAAAGAGGGCTACACGCAAAAAGAGGGGAATAGAGAGGCGCACGGATGCGGTCAGCACCCGTGCGCCTTTTGCAAAATCCAAGAATGAGGAGAGGTAAACCAATGACCATTGAACTGAGCTTGACCACCTTTTTGACCGCTCTGAGCGTCCCGTCTGCTATCACCGGGTTCTGCTTTTGGTTGGTTCAGCGACGGATTACCAAAAGGGACGAGGCCGACAAGAAGGAACGGGAGGCCCGTCAAAAGGCTGTGGACAAGCAGGAGGAGGCACGGCAGAAAAACGAGTATTACACCATGAAGCTCCTGGCCGCCTGCACCACGCTATCTTTTGCCACCGCCCGCGCCGTCCAGCGTATTCCTGACGCCCACTGCAACGGGGATATGGACGCGGCGCTGTCGTATGCGGAGGACATCAAACACCAGTTGCGTGACTTCCTGGACGCCCAGGCTATCGACGGGATGTATTAAATCAAAGGTGGTGCTTTTCCATGACCCAAAAAGAGCAGATCAAGCAGCGGGCGGCGCTGAAGAAAATCCGCGCCAAGGGAGAGCGCAAACTGCGCCGGGACGAGCTGAAGCGGGCAAGGCAGGAGTATTGGCCGCCCTACAAGCCGCCCACGACCTCCAAGCTGGCGCTGGCGTACATCTTCGCCTCCTGCACCGCCGTCCAAATCTATTCCATGATTGCCATGTGGCATTTTGGAGACCTATCCGCCCTCTATTCCCTAATCGGGGCAACAGTGGGAGAGGCTATTTCCTACTGCGCCTATGCCGCCAAATCCGCAAAGGAAAACACGGTGGGCGGTATCACACACGACCTGGCTATGCTCCAGCAGCAGGCCACCGCGCCGGAGGCACCCGCAGAGGCCCCCAGCGAGGATGAAATTCCCTGCGGATAACAAAGGAGGTTCAATATGCAATTTCTTATTGAAAACTGGTTCCTTATCGTGGTAGCCGTGGCCGTCATTATTGTGGCGGCCCGCGCTGTCTACGCCTTTATGAAGCGCCCCACCGACGCCCAGCTCAATTCCGTCAAGGAGTGGCTGCTGTGGGCCTGCACCGAGGCAGAGAAGGAACTGGGCGGCGGCACCGGCAAGCTGAAACTGCGCTATGTGTACGACGCTTTCCTGTCCAAATTCCCCGTGCTGGCAAAGGTTATTACTTTTGATATGCTCAGTGACCTGGTTACTGATGTGCTGGTCTCCATGCGTGAAATCCTGGCGACCAACAACAGCGCCAACGCCTATGTGTACGGCACAACCACCGCCACCACGGACACAGCTACTACGACCACGACCACCACGACAGAAACGGAGGACTAACCAATGGCACTGACTGGATCGACCAACGAGCAAAAAATCTGGAATTACCTTCTGGCGAAAATCGGCAACGCCTACGGCGCCGCCGGTCTGATGGGCAACCTCTACGCCGAAAGCGGGCTGTCTCCCACCAACCTCCAGAACACCTACGAGAAGAAGCTGGGGTACACGGATGAAAGCTACACGGCGGCGGTGGATGGCGGCAGCTACGCCAACTTCGCCAATGACGCCGCCGGGTATGGCCTCGCTCAGTGGACCTACAAGACCCGCAAGGCGGCGCTGCTGGCCTACGCCAAGGCCGCCGGGAAGTCTGTGGGCGACCTGGAAACCCAGCTTGCTTTCCTGCTGAAAGAGCTGACGGAAAGCTACAAGGCGGTGCTGTCCACCCTGAAAGCCGCCAAGACGGTGAAAGCCGCCTCTGACGCTGTGCTGACCAAGTTTGAGTGTCCAGCGGATCAGAGCGACGCCGCCAAGACCAAGCGGGCGGGTTACGGGCAGACCTACTATAACAAGTACGCCGCCGCAACCTCCAGCACTTCGTCCACGGCGACCGCCGCCACGACCACGGGCAAGACCAGCGCCGCGGCGGTGCTGGCTGTCGCTGTGGCTCAGATCGGGTACAAAGAAAAGGCCACCAACGCCCAGCTTGACGACGCCACCGCCAACGCAGGCAGCGGCAATTACACCAAGTACGCCCGTGACTTCGACGAGAAGTACCCCAACTGGTACAACGGGAAGAAGAACGGGTATGCCTGGTGCGATATGTTTGTTGACTGGTGCTTTCTCACGGCGTTTGGCTACAACGCCGCCCTGAAGCTCCTCTGTCAGCCGGAGAAATCCGCCGGGGCGGGCTGCACCTACTCCCTGGGCTACTACAAGGCAAAGGGGCAGTTCCACACCAGCAACCCCCAGCCGGGAGATCAGATTTTCTTCGGCAACTCCACCTCCGATGTGAGCCACACGGGTATTGTGGAGAAGGTGGACGGCAGCAAGGTCCACACCATCGAGGGAAACACCTCCGACCAGGTGGCGAGACGGAGCTACACACTGACGGACAAGACCATCGTGGGCTATGGCCGCCCTGCCTATGATGTGGTGGCAACCACGACCACTTCCACGGCAACCGCCACAACTGCGACCACCTCCAGCACGGCGGCAAAGACCACCACCACTACGGCGGTGGAGGCGGCGCAGAGCTTCACAAAATCCCTGGCGGGTGCCTATAAGACCACGGCGGCGCTCAATCTTCGGGCGGGCGCAGGGACGAACAAGGCGGTGCTGGTGGTGATCCCCAAGGGCGGCACCGTCCACAACTACGGCTACTATACCACCGTGAGCGGGGTCAAGTGGCTGTATGTCCAGTACACCGTCGGCGGCAAGACCTATACCGGGTTCTGCGCCAACACCTACCTGACCAAGTAACCACCCGCTCAAAAAATTTAACAGACCATCGACTGCACCGGCTGGAGGGCTACCCCTCTGGCCGGTGCTTTTTTTTTGTCCAAGAACCCGTTACCAAAGGCGTTACCGGGGCTGTTTTGTCGTTGGTAACGGTAACAAAACGCCCGTTACACAAAAGTAACGAAAATTTTGAAAGTTACATCGGGGTAACACCGTCAAACCCTTGCTATTACTGCCTTTTCTTTATTATGTTACTTTGTTACTACTATCTATAAGAAATATAAAAAGAGAGAATACAGGGGTATACCTACCCGCCTAATCCGCCTAATCCGCCTGATTGCAGGCGTATTACGCGCGCGCGAAACAAAGGCACACAAGCCCTCCAAAAATTCAGTTAAAAAATATTTGCTGAAAGGCTTGACAAGTTAAAATATATTTGCTATACTGCAACCATAAGTTAAAACATTTTAACTCAACAATCTGAATAGGAGGCAATCATTATGGCAGTCATTCTTAGCAACACGGTTCTGAACGAAATGGACGAGGACACCCAGCAGGCAATCCTCGACGCGCAACTGGCGGACATCAAAGAGCGCCGGGAGGTCAAAGACGGCGGTTTGTTCACCCACTGCTTCTACCAGGTGGCTCAGGCGGACAACATCCAGTGCGCCGGTATGATCGAGTGGTTCAGTGATATTGCGGGCAAGGCGTTCAAGCTCTACCACGACCTCCGCAAGCAGGGCGCAATGTTCCTCTACGGCGAGGTGGTCTATGTCAACCAGCCTGAGACCGCCACGGGCGAGGCACCTGACCAGCAGCCGGACCTGGACGCAGACCCCGCCGAGACGGACGCTGAGACCGAGTAAACCACAACGGCTGACCTATCGGCACGACGGGGAGAAAGTGAGGCGAGTTTATGGCAATCGGACGGGAGGACTACCAGGAGCGCCGGGAGGCCCGCATTGACCGGCTGGAGGCTCATGCGGACAGCGCCCGCGCTGAGAGTGAGGCGGCGTATCAGACCGCCCGTAAAATCGGTGAGGCTATCCCGATGGGGCAGCCTATCCTTGTCGGGCATCACAGTGAGCGCCACGCCCGCGCCGACCAGCGGCGCATTGACCAGAGCATGAACAAGAGTGTGGAGGCAGACAAGCGGGCGGACTACTACGCTGGGCGGGCAAAGGCCGCCGCCAACAACCGGGCAATCAGCAGTGACGACCCGGAGGCCCTTGTCAAGCTGGAGGACAAGCTGCACCGCCTGGAGGCGGCACAGGAGCGGGACAAGGCGCTCAATGCCTACTACCGCAAGCACAAGACCGTCAAGGGCTTTGCCGGGTTTGACGATACTGCGGCAGAGCAGATGGACACCCGCATTGCCGCCGAGCCTGAGCGCCTGCGGCGCCCCGTCCCGGCGTGGGTGCTGACCAACCGCAACGGAGAAATCTCCCGGCTGAAAAAGCGCCTTGCCGCCCTCCACCAAGTAGACGGTATGGAGCATACCGAGCTGGACTTTGACGGCGGGCGCATTGTCACCAACGAGGATATTAACCGGGTGCAAATCATCTTCGACGACAAGCCGGATGAAGATACCCGGCGGGTGCTGAAAAGCTACGGCTTTCGGTGGGCGCCCAGTGAAAGCGCATGGCAGACCCAGCGGACGCCGCAAGCGTTGGACCGTGCCAAGTACATTTGCGGACTGAAATAACAATAGGAGGTTTTTGATTATGGCTACTGAGAAGGTTGAACTGTTCGGGCTGTCCTGGGAGGCCGAGGGCGGCGAGGAATTTGTGGCGAAAGAGCGGGAGGCGGTTTTGTCCTTCCTGCTCACGCCCCTGGGCGGCATGGCGCTGGAGCTTGCCGACGACCCCGGCGCTGCGCCCGCCCCCGCTCCCACCATTCCCGGCTATAAGGCCCGCCGCGTAGTGGAGGGCGTGGTTGATCCTGCTGACTTGCGGGAGGCTATCGACAATGGCCGTGGGAATGAGGTGCTGCACCTCTACGATGAAATCACTATCCCGCTGGACAACGGCAAGACCGTGACCGTCGTTTGTGCCTTTGTCGGGGACGAGTACGCCCGCTTCGTCTTTAAGGACTGCTATGACCAGCACTGCATGAATGAGGAGGCCACCAACAAAGGCAGCTACTATCACAGCGCCGCCCGTCGGTATGTGCTGGAGGAAATCTACCCCCACTTGCCCCGTGCCTGGAAAGATGTGATCCGTCCCCGGCAGATCGTCGAGGTGATTGACGGGGAGGAGCGGAGCTACACGGACCCGCTGTGGCTCCCTTCGGCAACGGATGTGCTGGGTTCGCCGGAGGACAAGTGGTGGCCCGACGAGGTAGACAGTTTCCAGCTCCCTATTTTCCTGCGTGAGTGTGACCGGGTGAAGGAGCTGGACCCGGAGCATGAGAACTATGATGGGACCTGCTATTGGTGGCTGCGGTCTCCTTATGCGACCAACACCAGCCTTTTCTGCTTTGTCAACACCAACGGCAGCGCCGACGACTACGCCGCCTGTTATTCCCGTGGGTTCGCCCCCGGCTTTGATCTCTAATCGAAAAAATCCCGACCTATCCCCGCCCCGCAAGGGGCGGGGTACTACGGAGGCTTTAGGAGGTAATGCAAAGATGGACGAAATTATCATACTGGCGGTGTATCTGGTCCCGCTGTTTGGCCTCCTGGCCGTCGGTGGTTTCATTGCGGACTACATCTTTCCGCATATCCCGCCGCTCCAGCGGTGGATTGATACCCTGCCCATGTTGCAGGACGATGAAAGCGAGGAGACCCTATGAGTGGTAAAATGTCGCCGCGGGCGGCTGTTCGCATTTTGGCTCAGGCGAAAGTGTACCCGGAGCCGGGTAATGTCAGTCAGGTCAACTATGACCGTGCCCGCCGTCTGGCGATTGCGGCGCTGAAAGAAATGGACAAGCGGATCATGTTGAAGAAGGGAGACCGGGATCATGGAGGAAATTAAAAAGGCCCTGGAGGACTATGCGCCGGAGCGGAAGGAAATCCGCCTGCGGCTGGGGCTGTCGGAGGTACTTGCCCAGCTTGCGGAGGAGGCGTCGGAGCTGTCCCAGGCGGCGCTCAAGATGCGCCGGGTGCTGGATGGGCGCAACCCTACGCCCGTGACTTTGGACGCTGCGGAAAGCAACCTCCAGGAAGAATTTGCGGATGTGTTTCTGTGCATGGCGGGTCTCGTGGGCGTTGACACGGCTGCGGCAGAGCGCACGATCCGGGCAAAAATCGTCCGTTGGCTGGACAGACTGGAGGAAAACAATGGTCAGGGAAATTAAAGGCGACCTCATACGGGATGGGCGGGGCATTCTCTGCCACCAGGTCAAT